CCGCAAAAAATAAGAAAAAATGCGAAAAAACGAGAAAAAATGAGAGTTTTTCGAGAGAACCCGCTAAAAACACAACATCCCTTCAAAAGCCTTAAAACCCATTAAAACACCCTTTAAGTGGTAATATTTCCCTATTTTAACCCCGTTTTATGCGCTCAAGTGGAAAAACAGCCCAAAAAAACATCAAAATTCACAGAAAGAGCCTTATCCCTAAAACCCCGTGATTCTGCCGAAAGCTGGAACTAAAAATTCCTAATTTGTATAAAGATGGAACAGACTATATAAGTCAATGTTATACAATGACTTATAATAAATAGCAATAAAAGAAATAGGGAAAGATGGAACTAAATAGAGTTCCATCTTTAATATCCCAAAATAGCAAATTTTGTTGATATTTAGTTCCATCTTTCTGAATAAAATATCTATAGTGTATCAGACAATTCTTTAATCTTTAATAGCTTTTCTCTTAGTTCTTGTTTTAACTTTGGAGGTGCATAGTTGCATATAAGATTAACAAGTTCGCTATCTTCGTTACTAGAATCTTGCTGCCCTTGTTTTAGTTTTGTTGATGCTGTTATATTTGTATTATTGTCGCCTATATTTTGAGTGATATTTCCACCGAGCATGATGTTGTTACTAAGGTTTGATATTGGAGACTCTAGGTCGGCTAGTTTCATTTTAATTTTTAACGGTGGTTCTGTTATGCCCGTTTCATAATTAACCCAAGTACTACGAGGGATGCCTAAAATATCTGCGATTTCTCCTTGTGTTTTGCCTAAATTATTCCTAATAGCCTTTATTTCGTCTGCTATGTTTGCTGAATTACTTAATTGATGTTCAATTTTTTCAATATTGTCTACGATATGTATTGTTTCTGATAGTTTTGTCCTGTCTGTAAATAAATCACCTTCGCCTGTTACTAGCCAATGGATATTTAGACCTAATTGACCTAATTTTACTTTGACCTCGTCTGGAATTTCGTTTATTCCTCGTTCATATTTTGATAATGATCCCTGTTTAATACCTATTTTTTCAGCAAATTCTGTTTGATTTTTAAACCCCAATCTGATTCTGCCTATTTTCAACCTATTCGCTATATTTTTTTCCATTTTTATCCAAACCTTCTTGACAATTATTCTTATACGGATTATTATAGGCTTATCGGTACGAAATAGAACCGACATAACCAAAAAAAAGAAATCCGGTGCATAAGGATTTCTTAAAGAATAAAGAGGCAACACTGTGGCACACAGAATTACCAAACGGATGGGCTGCTGGATTCAGTATCAGCTGAAACTCAGAGGCTACACCCACGATGCAGTAGCGCTTAAATCGAACCGTTCCGTCAATATTGTATCACAATTTTTGAACGGTCGTAAGGGGTCTATCCCCACACAAAAAGCAATCTGCGAAGTATTAGGCTATAAAGACTTTAACGCACTTCTGGCAGCAATGCCGGAAGATGTAAAAGTAAACACAACCGCTATTCCAAATGGAATAGCGTAAATAGAGGAGAGTACTATGTATAAGTATTTAATGGAACGTCTTGAAACAGCTTATTTAGAACCCAAAATTGATAAGCTCGTATTTATACCTGCCGAGGCTGTGCGTGGTGAATATCCAAGCGATGACTTTGAAGATTTTATGGAATGTGACACGGAGGACATACTGGAAACACTGCATTGGGACACTACGGACAAAATCAGAAAGAAGATCGACTCCTTCGTTCAAGAAAAAATGCTTGCATTCTTGATGGCAACACATCAGCGCGCCGGATTTCTTGCGGAAGTTTCATTTGATCAGCCGCATGACTTTTCTTTTGATGAGTCTGGGAAGGCTCGTAGCTGGGTATCTGGAGGTGTTTATTATCTTCGTTGGATTTACGCAGACTCAATCGGCGAGCTTATTGAAAACATTATCAAAGAAGCTGATGCCTTGTTTGCTACTGCGGTAAAAAAAGCTAAAGCAGAAAACAAAATATCCAGCATTTCCGGTAGCAATACCGACAAATTGCAAAACTGAACCGCGTAAAAAGCGAGGTAACGGTATGGTCAAAAGATGGCTTTCAGCAGTAGATATTGCTCATTTTTCACAACTTACAAGAGAATGGATCAAAAAACGGGCTCAAAAAGAGGGATGGCTGTGTAAAAAAATGAAGGCACGTGGTGGATCATACTATGTCTATCATCTAGACACCCTCCCTGACGACATCCAGCGAGCCTATGCAGCCAGCCTTTCAATGGATTTACAGGCGCTTAAAACGGCATTAAAACCCACATCTGAAGCAGAAAAAAAGGTACTTATCATCTCGTATAACGGGCGTGGAGCGGTAACCAAAGCGATAAAACCGCTTGAAGCGTCAAGCGAAGCAGGCTTACGCATCGCAGCCATGCGCGTCAAACTTATCGAAGCCTATTCACAATCGGGGCTTTCGGCAAAGGCATTTATTGCAGCCTACGAAGCCGGAGAAGTCGCTGCTGACTTACGCGAGCGGCTCGGACGCTGGGGCAACATCCATACACAATCGAACTTTTATAAAAACTGGCTTGCCGTCTATCAAAAACACGGCATTGCAGGGCTTGTCCCGCAATATGACCGTAAGCGCGGCGGGGCGGGAGCAAGTTTTGATGAAAAAGCAAAAGAAATTATCAACTCACTCTACCTCGATTTACGCAAACCGAGCGCAGCGTCGGTCGCCCGCGACTTAGCGCAGTTCGGCTACGACCTCAAATACGTTACCGTCAATCGGTACATCAAAGAAATTCCGAACTCGGTCAAAGTCTTTTATCGGGAAGGGCAAAAAGCCTATCACGATAAATTCGATCCGTACATCGAGCGCGACTACACCCTGTTTAAGGCGATGGAATGGGGCTGCGGCGACCATCATATCTTCGATTTTGTCATCATACACGAAGGGCGCATCTTCCGGCCATGGGTTACGCTTTTTATGGATATGAGGAGCCGCACCATTACCGGCTGGTGGATTGATGTGGTGCCGAACACCTTGACGATTATGCGGGCATTTTCAATGAGCGTTGAGCAGTATGGACTTTTTGAAAATATGCTCGTTGATAACGGTAAAGACTTTAGAAGCGAATGGTTTGCCGGAAGCGAGTGGAAACAGCGGAGGACACGGCCTGAAACAGAAACGCTTGAGCTCATTGAAGGCGTACTGCAGGACTGCAAAACGAACGTCCATTTTGCTACTCCCTATCGGGGTCAATCAAAGCCGGTTGAACGCTTTTTTAGAAGCGTCTGCGAACTTTTTTCAAAGACGCAAGATTTTTATGTCGGCTCCAATACGGTTGACGCTCCGGAAGATAAAAAACTGTTCTGGGGACGCATCAATGGGCGGGATAAGATAGAAGTAACCTACACGTTGGATCAGTTACGGCACGATTTTGCACAGTTTGTAACGTGGTTCAATTCGAGCTGGCAGCATTCAGGGCAAGGAATGGACGGTAAAACACCGAATGCAGTGTTTGCCGAAACCTTTGACCACAAGCGCGGGCTGCCGGAAGAATACCGCAAATACATCTTTACGGTACGGGAAAAGCGGGTTGTCCAGCGTAACGGCGTTTCGATAGACGGTATCAGCTACTACAATCCTGAAATGGTTCGGCTTATCGGCGAAAAAGTAGAAGTCAGGCGCGACATAAACGACATCGGTAAGGCTGCAATTTTCAGTCTGCCTGATTTAGTCTTTCAGTTCGAGGCGGAAAGCGACGTGTTCAAGGATCGAGGCATTACGGAAGAAAACCTGCGAGCAGTACGCAAGGAGCAAAGACAAGCCCGTGAGCACTTAAAAGACTACCGCTGGGATAAGGACATTCGGAACGCGCGGAAAACACCGGCACAATTACTCGCTGAAAAGATAGAAGATCCGGAGCCGGTACCAAATGCGCTTGAAAGCAAAAAAGTTGTCGGCGGGGAGCCGTTAGCGCCGAGGCGCAAGCGCACCTTGCGGCTTCCGATCGATCCTGATTAAAGGGAGCACAATCAGCGCCGTAAAAATGGCGCTTACAACAGTAGAACAAACGATATTCAAACGGGAAGGAGAAAGAATATGGATAAACAAGACGGAATAAACGAAGAACTGTATCAAAAGTTTTTCGCGCTTGTCGGAAACCCCGATGAGGGAGCAAAGGCGGCGCAAGCCTTAGGCTATTCTTCTGCCGTTGTGTCGGCATACAAAAACCGCACGTATAACGGCAATGTAAAGGCGTTTGAAGAGGCGGTGCAGGCGTGGTTAAAGCGGGAAGAACGCCGGATTGAACGGCTGCATATCCCGACGACTGAAACAGACACGCTCAATTCAGTGCGTAAAGCGTTAAGCATTGCGCAAGATGAAGCTGATATTGCGGTTATAGTGGGAGATGCTGGAACAGGTAAGACAACAGCGCTGCGCAATTATGCTGCAGAAAGCCATAGCGCGCTGTTAATTGAAGTCGATTCAAGTTTTACCAAAAGCGTACTGGTTAAAACCATTGCCCAGTCACTGGGGCTCGATACCAAAGGCGGCATGAGCGTCATTATCTCCCGCATTGTGGATGCCTTAAAGGGACGGGACACGGTTATCCTGATTGACGAGGCGGAGTACCTGTCAGACGGCTGCCTTGAACTCATCCGGCGGGTCATCAACGACAAAGCGCAAACCGGTGTCGTCCTTTGCGGGCTGCCTGACTTACGGTACAAGCTGGAAAACCGGCGGCTCGACCATCACCAGCTTACCAGCCGCGTCGGGGTATTTTTGGAAGTCAAAAAGATGAGCAAAGCCGATGCCGCAAAAATCATCGGCGCAGTCTGGCCTCGTCTTTCAAAGGAAACCCTTGAGCTTTTTGTCAAAGCGTCAAAGGGATCGGTAAGGACACTCACCAAACTGATGGGGCGGGTGCATCAGACAATGGCAATTAACCGGCTCGATGAGCCGGATGAGGAGGTTATTCAAGCAGCAGGAGAAATGCTGATGGAATAAAAACTAATCGGAGCAGAGGAGGACAAAGTGTATGTATGGGTGGCTATATCGAAGAGCATTAGACTTAAAAGATGTAGGGGAAAAAGTACGGTGCCGCACGTTAGTACTGGCTGGATTGTGCATAAAAGACTGGGTTTTATCGCACATGATGAGTAAACACGTAAAACCATAACTGGAGGAATAAAATGAGTCATCAATATATGACGGACACGAAAGGTAGAAAGGTACCCGTTGAGCTGGTAAAAGACATAGACAAACTGCGAGACCAGACAGTACGGACAATCATGGAGCAAACTTTTGATATGCGCAATACGCTGAGAGCATTTAAGGAGCGTATCTGGAATGACCTTCAGGAATTTCTTCGCATATCTGCCGAACAGCATGGTGTTACCTTTGGAGGCAAAAAAGGAAACATTGCATTAACCACCTATGACGGTAAATTCAAAATCCTTATTGCTGTCAATGATGTACTGCAATTTAATGAAAAATTGCAAGTAGCCAAACAAATAATAGACGAACTGTTAAAAGAATGGTCAGAAGATGCACGTCCTGAAATACGGGCTTTGGTAGACCATGCGTTTGCAGTAGATAAGCAAGGGAATATCAGTACGGAACGGGTTTTAGGTTTGCGTAAAATCAACATTACAGATGCTAAGTGGCGTGAAGCCATGCAAGCGATTACAGACAGCATTCAAATTGCTTCAAGTAAAAAGTATATGCGGTTTTATTCGCAAAAGCCGGACGGCAGCTATGAGCATATTCCGCTTGATGTAGCGGCACTATGAAAAAGGCATAAGAAGTGAGGTACAGTATGGCACAGACAATAGGGACAGCACAACGAAAATGGATACAAATTCTTCATATTGCAAAGAGCGAATTATCTCTTGATGATGCTGCCTATCGTGCTGTGCTGTACGGAGCGGCGGGGGTTGACTCGGCACGTGATATTAAAACGTGGCAACAGTATAACGCGGTACTCAAAGCCTTTGCAAAGTTCGGTTTCAAAGTGAAAGCCGGTAAAGCGGTACAAAGCGGCTTAAAAAAGACCGCACCGCAAAACGGCCGTAATGGCGATTGGATTAGCGCACGGCAGGAGTATTACATCCGGGGATTATGGGATTTGGCAAGCAGGGCAAAAGACGAGGCTTCTTTACAAGCGATGCTCCAGCGCATTGCAGGGGTTACGCAGATCGAATGGATCAGCAAAGAAAAGGCTACCAAGGTGATCCTTGCCTTGCGGGACATTGCAAAAAAAGCGGGGTTCAATCCTGACCGTCCGCCCCATCCTCAAAGTGAAGGCGCAAAGCAGTGACCGACAGTATCTACGAAGCAAACGAAACGCTTGAACAGCTGGAATTACTCATCGGTAAGGACAATGCCCGGAAAGTCTTTGAATTTTTTGAAGGCAGTAGCTTTTATTTCCCCAAAAGAATCGGACTTGCCGAGCAGCACCGTCAAATCTTTGCAGAGCTCCGTGCCGGAGCCACCTACGCCGACCTTGCGGAAAAATACCGCTACACCAAATCCTACATCCGCAAGATAGAACACAAACTCACAGCCGAGCGTCGCGCCCTTTTGAAAGCAGGCATCACCCCGCCTGATGAAACCGCCGGTGCAAGCACCGATCCCGTCAAACTGGACGTGCCGCACTCAAGACCATTTGAACCGGGAGAATTATTTTATGAACACTGATGCAGAAACCATTAAAAAGCGGATTAAAAAGCTGTTAGCGCTATCAAAAAGCCCGAATGAGAACGAGGCAATGGCAGCATTACAAAAGGCGCAGGAACTGATGGAAGAATACCGCATAACGGAAGCCGAATGCGTGTATACATCGGCGACGGTCAAGGCGACAAAGCGGGAATCGGCATGGCGGTCGGTATTGGCGAACGCAATCGCGCCGCTTTACGCATGTGAGACATTCCGGAATGTTTCAAGCGGTGAAATGATTTTTTACGGTGAAGCATTTGATTGCTTTATGGCAAAAGAGATGTACGGCTATTTAAGTAGAACGATTGACCGGATGGTTAAGCAAAATGTGCGTAAACGTAATACTCTGAAATACAAAAATCAGTACCGCTTCGGTATAGCCTGTCGGTTATCGGTTCGAATAGACGAATTGGGACAAAAAGTATCATGGGCTCCCGAGCGTGAACATAAATTGCTTGCGGTAAAAAAGGCAGCGGAAAACGAATTCGGTTGTATAACGAAGAGCAAACTGAAAACAAGCTTTAATAACAGAGCATTTAAGCGCGGTGTCGCTGACGGCGGTACGGTGTCGCTACACCGGCAGGCAACCGCCCGCAACGGTTACTTGGAGGGATGAACAACGCATGAAAACGATTTTTTTAAACGGTAAAGAACCGCCGTACATGGAAGAAGCCGAATACATAAAATTAAGCGCAGGGCAAATATCACATGCAGTGAACAGTCTTAATTATGCCGGAAAGGAAGCCGCTGCGGTCGTTGCCATTATGACGCTTAACGCGCTGGGACTTACCCCTGCGCAAATTACCGCACTGCTTGCAACCGAATAGGGAGGAATAAAAGATGATTGTTCTAAAAGGCACACTTGTAAAAGTTGCACATAGCCAACGCGGAGCATTTACCGCCCGTGTGACCGAAACCTTTAACACTGAACGGGAAGTATTCTTTCCGCTCATCCTCGAAGATGATGTCCTGTATGGACACGGGTATGATTGGCACAAAGGCGATTGTATCAGTTGTAATCGTCAATTTTTAAGAACCTTTGAAATACTGGAGGAGACAAGAGCCGTATGAGAAATAAAATAATTGACTTACACAATGCACTATTTGCAGAACTTGAAGCGTTACAAGATGAAGATAGCTTCAAAGATGAAAATGGGAATATTGACAATGCAAAAGTTGAGATTGCTATTAAACGCGCTGATGCAGTAAACAGCATTGCCGGGCGAATTACGGAATTAACACGGCTTCAACTTGATGCGGTTCGCGTTGCTGACAATATGGGAATGTCGATACAGTTGCCGGAGACTCTTGGGGCAAAAGAAATCGACTGGAGAAAAAAATAGGCAAGGGTGTGGTATGAGTACGGTTAAGTGGACGAAAGAAATTGATAACTGGATTAAAGAGCGCTGCCCCATTCGTGAACATGGATACACTCAGATTCAGCACATAGTCGATGATCTTAATGCAACGTTTCATACGGACTTTGGCATAAATGCATTCAAGACCAACTGTTACAGCAAAGGATTTAACCTTGATGCATGCAATAGTGCAAACTATCATCGAGGTGAAACACACCATCGACACAAACCAGTCGGCAGCTTGCAAGAAAAAAAAGGCTATGTGCAGGTAAAAGTAGCAGAACCGAATCAATGGATGCAGTATCAGCGGTATGTGTGGGAGCAGAACCATCCGGGCGAGAGTGCGGAAGGAATGGTCGTTCTTTTCATGGACGGCAATAGTCGTAACTTTGATCCGTCAAACCTTGAGCGCGTTTCACGAGGAGAATTAAACGTTATGGCTCGCATGGGTCATACAGCAGCAATGTCACGCGAAGAGCGGGAAATATGCTTACTTCGTGCACGAGTTGCCCTCGCAAAAGTAAAACTTGCAGGGCGTGAGAAAGCTTACGCACTCTCCAATAAAGCAAACTACGAACGGAAAAAAAACGATCCTGCTGAAAAAGCAAAAAGAGCTGCCTACGCAAAACAACGGTTTGCAAACATTATGGCTGATCCGGTAAAGCACGAAGCGATCCTTCGTAAGCAGCGGGAATACCGGGCAAAGAACCGCGAACGGTTGAAAGTGCAAGCACGTGAATATCAGCGGATACGGCGGCAAACAAAAGGGAGGACGGTATGACACCTTATGATGATTTTTTAGATTACCTGTATGAATGCGAACTATCTGAAAATACGATTAGCTCGTATCGGTATTCACTGAAAGAGTTTTTTTCAAAATTTAGTGAATTCAATAAAACAAATGCGATTCAATATAAAAAATGGCTTATAGGATGTAGAAAATCAAAAACAATCGCATTACGGATTACTGCCTTAAATAAATATGCGGATTTTATAGGACGGCCGCAAGAAAAAATAAAAAGAATAAAGATACAAAAACAATTGTACGTTGAGAATGTTCCCAATGATGAAGAATACGGACGAGTATGTGAATATGCACGACAACATAATCAGAAGGCTTATTGGCTTGTTCGGTTTCTTGCCGGTACGGGAATGCGCATATCGGAATTAACCAAATTAAAAGGAATTTGTCTGATTGAAGGTTGTGCACGGATGCACTCTAAAGGGAAACAACGCTTAATATTAATTCCAAAAAACCTGATAGAAGATTCAAAAGAGTTTTTCAACGGGAAAGCAGCAGACGAGCCTTTGTTTCTTTCTCGATACGGGAAGCCGCTGACAACAAGAGCGGCTGCTATGCAGCTGAAGTCTATTGGCTGCAAAGCCGGAGTAAGAAAAGAGGTCATGCATCCTCATGCGTTTCGTCATTATTTTGCTATAAAAATGCTCAAAGCAACCGGCAATGATATTTCCCTTGTTAGTTCTTATCTTGGACATTCAAATATTGCAACAACAGCGATTTATACCATGCGGACAAAAGACGAGCAGGTAAATCTTTTAAATGCACAAATGAGTTGGTAAAAAAATGAGCATAGCAAAACCGGAACAGACGCTTACGAAAAAAGTTTGGAACATGACAGGTGTTCTTGCAGCGGCCGGAGTCGGATTTACGGATTATATTATTCAGCTGACATATCTCTTATTTCTAAAAATGGATTTTGAGAAAGAAGCTTACGGTTTAGGCAGCGCACTTCCTGACGGAAGCAAATGGAAAGACCTTGTTGAACTGAACGGACGCGATCAACTTGAAAAATATGAAAAGATTCTTGAAATCTTACAGACATCTGATGGACTTATCGGCGCAATTTTTACGGAAGCGCAAAATAAGATTAAAACACCGGCTCTTCTTAAAAAACTGATCGGAATGATCGATGAAGAAAACTGGTTCAGTATGGACGGAGATCTAAAAGGCGCAATTTATGAAAGTATTCTTCAAAAAAACGGACAGGATAAAAAATCCGGAGCAGGGCAATACTTTACGCCGCGTCCTTTGATTAATGCGATGGTTGATGTTGTTCAGCCGAAGATTACAGAGACCGTTGCCGACCCTGCGTGCGGAACCGGCGGCTTCTTGCTTGCCGCCTATGACTATATGCGCAAACAAAGCGACGAGCCGAGTAAAGTGGAGTTCTTACGAACGAAGGCACTGAGCGGAAATGACATTACGCCTCTTGTCGTAACATTGGCTTCTATGAATCTTTATCTTCACGACATTGGAGTGAACACCACACCGATTAAATGTGAAGATAGTTTGGAACACGAACCCGAACATCTTGTAAATGTGATTCTTGCCAACCCGCCGTTTGGGGCTCGCTCTGCAGGAAGCGTCGATATTTCGACCATGCGTTCCGATTTGATTGTAACGACAAGTAACAACCAGTTAAATTTTTTGCAGCATATAATGGTCATGTTAAAAGACGGCGGAAGAGCTGGAATCGTTCTTCCCGATAATGTGCTTTTTGCAGACGGCGCCGGAGAAATTCTCCGCAAAAAACTTTTAAAAGATTTTAATCTTCATACGATTCTTCGTTTGCCTACCGGTATTTTCTACGCAAACGGCGTAAAAGCAAATGTACTGTTCTTTGAAAAAGGAAGTCCGACAAAAGAGACATGGTATTACGATTACCGGACAGGCATTAAACACACACTTGCAACGAAACCGCTTAAACGTTCCGACCTTGAAGACTTTGTAAAGTGCTACTGCGCGGGGCATCTTGAAGACAGAAAAGAAACATGGAGCAAAGAAAATCCGATGGGAAGATGGCGTAAATATCACGTCGATGATCTGCTTACTCGGGATAAAACCAATCTGGATATTTCCTGGATAAAAGACGATTCCGATGCGGTAGACTGTTCACTCGCCGAACTGATGCAGACAATTCAAACCAAGAGCGCCAATATCACCGCTGCGGTTGCCGAACTTTCCCGACTGATTGAAGGAATTGAAGAATGAAAGAGCAAAACGAAGAACAACACTGTAATAAACTTTTTGAAGTTTCTCCAGCAGAAGCTACACAGCTGTGGAAGGGCGGCATACGACTTATCGGCACTAATGATATAAAACTATTGGAGGAGAAATAATAATGAATACTCACACTGAAACCCAAGAGAAAATCATCGAAATTACGGAAGCAATGCGGGACTTACTTTTGTACAAAAACCAAAAATATGGAGACTCCGCATTACAGCCAAAGCGGGTCTTTTATAAAGGCGATGCGGTCAATTCTATTTTAATCCGGCTTGACGATAAGATCGGGCGCATTATGGCAAATACCGAAAGTGCGCCGCGTATCAATGATGTTGCCGACATCATCGGCTATTGTACCTTGCTGCTTATCGGCATGGGCGCAAAGCCGGAAGATATTCAAAAGCTAATGGATTAAACATAACGAGAAGGAGGATGAGGAATGCTGACACTACAGGCGAGGAAAGCATTTAAAGTGATATCCGATCCGTTTACCGGAGACGTAACAAAAGCGGCGGATGTGTACATGAGCGAAGATACCCGATTTATTGCGGAGTATCTGTATCAGACTGCGCGGGCGGGCGGAATGCTCGCGCTCATTGGAGAGTCCGGTTCCGGCAAGACAACCTTACGGCGGTATGCCATAGACCGGATGCAAACGGAAGGGCAAAAGGTACGGGTCATTACCCCGCGCATTATCGACAAGTCGCGTCTTACCGCTGCCAGTATCTGCGATGCCATTATTCTGGACTGCTCGGAAGAAAAGCCGAAGCGGACGCTTGAAGGGAAGGCGCGGCAAATTGAGCGGATACTGACCAATTCAAGCCGTGCAGGCTGGAGCCATGTACTCATGATTGAAGAAGCACACGACCTGCATATTCAAACACTCAAATATTTAAAACGCTTTTGGGAATTGGAAGACGGCTTTAAAAAGTTATTGGCAATTATTTTGATTGGGCAACCTGAAATGAAGGGTAAACTCGATGAAGCAAAAAACTGGGAAGCGCGCGAGGTTATCCGGCGTATAGAAGTGCTGGAACTGGCTCCTCTTGGAAGCGGAAAAGATATTGCCGCTTATCTTGATGTAAAGTTTGCACGGCTAAAAAAAGAGCGTAAGAGCGTCATTACCGACGAAGGCTGTGAAGCGCTTGCCTTAAAGCTCAGGCGGCAAACACGCAGTCAGCAACTCGTCTACAGTATTGCCTATCCGCTCTTGGTTAACAACTGGATGCGGCGGGCAATGAACCTTGCGGCAGAACTCGGCGGTCAAATTGTCGATGCCGATATCGTCAATTCTTTGTAAGGAGTGGAGTAACTATGGGTGGAAAAAAAAAGATGACGCTGACATTAGATGATCAGCTTCTAGCGTGTTTAAGCGAAAAGGCAAAAGTAGATGGGTTTGACAAACCTGCTGCATTAGCCCGCTACCTTATCATAAACGGACTCAATGATATGACGGAGCAAACTGACAGGGTAAAAACATTGCGGGTTCGCATTGAAAATTATCAGGAGATTGCTGCGTATGTACGGGAGAAAAAATTCGGTAAACCTGAATATTTTGCCGCCTATGCGATGGAGTATTACATGAATAAAAATCAGCTGTCGGCTGCACAAAAGGCACGGGCAGAACGCAGTGTCGAAGGGTAAAGATGAACGCCTTGCGCTGTACAGCGCAAGGGGCTTACAGGGCTTGTGAGCGCGTATGTCGGGAAAAGTATCGGCTTTGGTGCATAAGCGTGTTTAACGGCGATTTAAGGAGCAGAAACAGTATGAGTAGTGGAACGTATAAAACCAAGAAAGGACAGCTGATTAGACTTATCCATGTCGGTAGGCAGAAGGTCGGTTTGGACGAAGAAGCATACCGCGCATTGCTTGCAGGGATAACCGGTAAAACGAGCAGTACGGAGCTTACCATTACCGAACTTGAAGCAGTGCTCAAGGCGTTTAAGCGTTTAGGCTTTCAGGTAAAAAAGATGGCTGCACGTGCGGAAGAAGTCGGGCGGGCAACGGCGGAGCAGATACAATACATCAAAGGCTTATGGGAGCTTTCCGCACGGGTAAAAACGGAAGCGGCTCTCAACCGTTTTATCAAACGTATTACCGGTGTTCCCTACCTGCGGTGGCTTGATGTGAAGACTGCACAAAAAGTCATTCTAGCCGTCCGCGATATTGCGGTACAGGCAGGGTATGAGCCTGACGGAATACCGCTTGAAGGATCATGCTGTGCAGAGCAATGAAATATGATGCGATAAGGAGGAGATGGGTGGAAAACTTAATGCAGGAAATGCTGCGGGTGCTTGCCGGACGAGGGATAGAAAGAGAGCGGGCACTGCGAGCGCTTCGAGCGTTAAGTAGTTGGTTCGGCGGGCAGCTGGTATACATACCGCAACAGAAAAGAACACAATCCCGCATTGGGCAAGAAATCTACGGCGTGTTAGCTGACGCGGTAGGAGACGCCGATGCGGAGCGGATATACGAAATTATTGCGCGGTTTTACGGGGGCGTACAGTGGTATATCCCGGTAGAAAAAACGGCATTTAGAAAACAGATTGCCCAAGAGATTGCGCAAAGGTATAACGGTTCGGTTGATTCAATGCGCGACCTTTGCCGGGAATACGGTATGTCGTTTAATCAAATGTACCGGCTCTATCACGAAGGGCAAGATGCATTGCGTCAAAATGAGTTTAATTTTGACTGCTCGGATGAAAAAAAGCAAGGGTAAATTTTAATACTGATTATCTGATGATAAGGAAAAAAACAGGATAGGCTGTCGGGTATGAATACCGACAGCCTTTTTTTATGTCTGAATGCTGAAAGCGGGAAAATTCCCGAAACGATACAGCTGTTACCGGCGGGCGAATATGTTGCAGGGCGCGACGGACGGCGCTGGATTAAAAACAATCCAGAGCTGATTGCGCAAAAATCAAATAACTATTTGCCTCAGCACATCATCGACGAAAACCATTCTACAGATTTACGCGCTCCAAAAGGAGAAGAATCTCCGGCAATGGGCTGGTTCAGCGCTATCACTGCAAAAGAAGACGGCTCCATTTGGGCGGCTGTTTCTTGGACAGCGCGCGGAAAAGCTGCCTTAGAGAATCAAGAATACCGCTACATCTCTCCCGTTTTTACGGTGAGTGCAAACGGAGCGATAGAGTGCATCTTACGGGCAGGTCTTACCAATACACCGAATATAAACCTTCCCATATTAAACAGTACACAGACCGCGCCGGCGGATAATCCGGCAAAGGAGAAAGGAATGAATAAAGAAATCTGCGCGGCGTTGGGACTTCGTGAAGACGCAACGGAAAACGACGTGCTTACGGCAATCACTGCGTTAAAAACGCAGCTCAATAGCGCAAAGCCGGTTGACCTTACCGCGTATGCTCCGCGTGCGGACTTGGTGCAAATGGAAGAGCGGGCGGTGAGCGCGGAAACACAGCTTGCAGAACTCAACGCTGCACAGCTGAAAGAGAAAGCCGTCATCGCTGTTGAAAAAGCGGTGAGCGAGCGCAAGATCGCGCCTGCAAGTAAGGATGCCTATCTTGCCATGTGTGCATCGGAAGAAGGACTTGCAAACTTTGCAAAGATTATGGAAAGCACCCCTGCAATTATACCGGCCGGTGTTTCAGCTGCAGCAGGTACGCCGCCTGCAAGTGAAACGCACACGGAACTGAATGCCGAGGAGCTGAATATGTGTAAAGCGATGGGCTATACGAAAGAGGAATGGCTCAAAATTAAGGGGGGTAAATAATGATAATCAAAGACAGTACGCTGCAAGGCTTACGTACAATGGTGCGTGCCGAGTTCCAACAGGCGTTTAATGACGCAATCAACCGCGATGACTACAAGGAACTGGTAACGATTATTACCAGCTCTACGCGCTCAAATTCGTATGCGTGGCTCGGTGCATTCCCGAAAATGAGGGAATGGATCGGCGACCGTGTCATCAATGATATGAAAGAGTTTTCATATGAAATTGAGAATAAGCTCTATGAAGCAACGCTCGGCATTAAGAGAACCGACATTGAAGACGACTGCCTCGGACAATATCGCGCACTTGCGCAAAGTCAAGGACAAGAAGTATTCGACTTTTTCTGGCGGGAAATCGCCTCGCTTATGAAAAACGGCTTTTCAGCACTCTGCTACGACGGGCAGAACTTTTTTGACACCGACCATCCGGTGTATGAAAAGCCGGACGGGACGGGAATCAATACGGCAACTTCAAACGTTCTCGGCTCCGGAAGCGGTGCGCCGTGGTTCCTGCTTGATTTAAGCCGTCCGTTAAAGCCGTTCATCATGCAAGAGCGGTTTAAACCGGAGTTCGATGAAATCAAAGACGTGCAAAACGCAACGGTCTTTATGAAAGACCAATACCTGTACGGTATCCGTTACCGCGGAAACTGGGGCTATGGACTGTGGCAGCAGGCAGTCGCATCGAAAGAAGCGCTGACGGCGGACAACTTCCAAAAAGCTTACGGCATGATGGAAGCTTTTAAGCGGGACGGCGGTGAGCCTTTGGGCTTACGGGCAACGCACTTGGTCGTTGACAGCACTAATCGTGCGGCGGCGGAAGAGATTTTGCTCAAACAAAATCTTTCCGGTGGAGAATCGAATATCAACTATAACCGCGTAAAACTCATTACGTGCCGTTGGATGTAAGGAGTGAAGTATGGAAAAGACTCTTGAACAGCTTGAAATGGAATATAAGAAAGCGGCGGTAGCTTTGCAAGTGGCAAGTGAAAAGCTTGAAAGCGCACAGAAGGAACTGGAAACGAATCCTGATGACGTTGCGCTTAAAAGAAAAGTGCAAGGACTTACCCTTTGGCACAAAAAGGCCGCCGAAAAAGTGGAAGCTGCGCAGAAAACTTTACAGGATGCGCAAGAGAAAAATGCAGAAAGTCAAGCACCTAATGCGCAAGGCGGAGATACTCCCGCTGAACCTTCAGGAGAAAAAACGCCGAAAAATCAAGGCGACAGCAATCCTGATAACAACGCAGGAACTGAAAATTCCGGCAGCAATAGCGGCGATTCCGGCACGAAAAAAATCCGCATTCGGTGCCGGAGTAAAACCGGCAAGCCTTCATACTTTCGTGCGGGCTTACGCTTCACGCCGGTTGATGCTGAATACGAAGTTACGGAAGAGGTTGCAGAAATCTTACAAAACGATCCGTGGCTTGAAGTTAAGACTGTTAAATGAAGTCTTTTTTAACCGCCTCGGAACTGGAACAGCGTACCCCGCGTAATAGTCTGCCGCTGAATGAAAACGGCGAACTCGATACGGCGCGTATCGATCTTGCGCTGACTGACGCAACGGGAATAATCGTTGCACAGCTTCCGTGGCTCTTAAAAGATGCGGAACTTATCAATCCCATCCCTGTGCAGTTTGATGCCGCCTTAAAAGGGATGTGCGCTGACATCGCCGTACACCGTTTAACCGATACGGTAACCTCAAGCGAAGATACGCGGGACTGGTATAAAGACAGCATAAAGCTGTTAGAAAAAATAGACCGCGAATTTAAAGGCGGACTATCCGGGCCTGACTTACAGGAAGCATCCCTTGTTATAGGGGGAGGAGCCGAAGATGCCGCCGATCCGCGCTACTGGAAAAAAGGAGCGATAATTTGAGCGGCGCGATGGTTACCGTCGATCTCGGCGAAATGCAAAAACTGGCAGAGGTTCTCAATCATTCTGCGCTTTCAGCCTCTGACCGGCAAGCGCTGATGAAAGGGCTCGGGGAGGAAATTGTCGAGCAATCGCGTTCAAGAATCCTTGAAACACAACGCGATCCCGAAGGTAACCAATGGCAGGATTATGCCGCATCCACGTTGCGCGGACTAAAAGCGAAAGGGCTTAAGTCGGTCGTCTCTCTTTTACACCGTTCGGGGATGCTGCAATCCTCGATTGAAGTGCAGCGCAAAAGCAGCTGGGATGTACTGGTCGGCTCTGTTATGGAGTATGCAGCTGTCCATCAATGGGGCTATAAACCGCGGAATATCCCTGCTCGTCCGTACCTCGGATTAAGCACTGACGATATTGCCGATTTAACTGAACTTGCGGCACTGTTTCTTAAAGGAAAAATCGGATGACGGTAACGTATTTGGATATACGCGATGCAGTAGTTAAGCAGCTGCAAGCAGCATTCGCACATGATAAGCGGATAAGCATAAGCTCCCATCCGGGCAATTTTGATGAAGCGGAAATCCGCCGCCTTATGCAAAAGACGCCGGCGGTTATCACCTCTCTTGCACATATCCGCGATGAAGATGTTGAAGATGACTGCTTTATCGAGTTTGTCAGTTGGGTGTTATACCGCGCGGATAATCACGACCGCTTGTACAACGGTGCCTTATCGCTCGTTTCTGCGGTAGTCGGTGCAATTAAAGGACTGAATATTTCCGTTTCTTTCGGCGGCGGGCGAAGTATCAACGCCGAATGTTTGTACACCGGTTCGCTCGATAAAATCAATGCGACGCTTTGGGCGGTGCGCTGGAAACTTCGTGCGCGGGCGGTCAACGACGACGGCGTAATCGTGCTGCCTGATGATTTGGATTGGTTCAAAGGATATGACGCACATCTTACCGTCGGAAAACAAACGGCTGATGATGCCGTCAATCTGGAATGAAGGAGGAGAATATGGCAATCGCCTTTACACAAATTCCGGCAAATCTGTTAGTGCCGGGACAGTATCAGGAAATTGATAACAGCCTTGCCGGGGAAACCGGCGATATTAAAACCGCGCTCATTGTTGCGCTCAAAACCAAAACCGGCAAAGCGGCGGGAGGGGTTCCGGTGAATGTCTTGACTGCTTCTGCTGCAGCGGATGCGTGCGGATACGGAAGCCCAGCAGCTCTTATGGCAGAATCGTTTTTATCGGTCAACAAAATAGAAAAACTATACCTGTTGCCGGTTGCAGAACCCGCCGCAGGCACGGCATGGAAAAAAGAGTGTACCGTAAAAGCGGTAAGCGCCGGAGCCGGAAGTGTCCGCCTCCTGATAAACGGGCGCGGTGTGTGGGCGGCGGTGAGTGAAGGACAGAGCGCCGATAAAATTGCCGCGGCTATTGTCGCCGTCTGTAACGGGCTTGAAAATAATTCCGTTGAAGCGGCAATCGACAGCGGAGATAACACCAAGATTATTTTTTCTTCCGTTTATAAAGGCGTGTGCGGAAACCTCAACACGGTAACAGTGCAAAGTCATGCAGCGGGGGTAAGCGTAACGGAAGGCACGGTAACAGCGGGCACCGGGGTTGCAGACCTTTCAAAGCTTTCTCAATGGCTCGGCGCTAAACGGTGGAACTATATCGTCTTTGACTTTGACGATGAGGCAAGCATCAAGCTGTTAGCGGAAGAACTGGAAAGCCGGTACTCTGCGATGCGGCAAATCGGCGGGCGCGCATTTATTACGCTTTCAGGTGCATTAGGAAGCGCAACGGAAGCCGGTTCTATCCTCGCGCAAGCGGCAAAGATCAACTCTCCGCATATCTGCCTTATCCCGCGCAAGAAAGATGATGCGACGCTTCCGTGTATCTGGTCTAGTCGTTTTACCGCTGCGGCTTGCCGCATTTTAGCGGATGATCCGAGCGCGAATACCTACGACACCAAAGTCAAAGGCTTAGCAGCCGATGGGGAGTATTCTTTTCACGAGCGGCAAAAACTCCTTGAAACAGGCGTTGCCACATGGCGGCTTGATCCGATGGGAACCGTCTTAATTGAGCGGCTGGTAACCAGCTACACGGAAAACTCGGACGGCGGAAGGGACACGAGCTATTTGGATATCCAAGTGGTTGAAACCGTTGATGCAGTTAGAACCTACATCAATGCGGAAGCAAAAAAGCGGTTTAAGAGCTGGAAGCTTGCAAGCACGGAGGAGAATTTCGGGGCAGGCGCTAAAGTAATGACTCCGGGTATTTGGCGAAGCTTTTTGGCAGACTTGTATCAAACGGTCTTTATCGGGCAGAAGAATTGGTGCCAAGACTTTGAAAGCTATAAGGCATCTCTTCATGTTGAAGTAAAGAAGGGCAGTAAAACACGGCTTGAGTATATCCATCAGCCGGTATTGATCGGGCAGTTCTTAATCGGTGCCGGTTTAAATCAATTCAAATAGGAAAGGGGAGGAAAAACGTATGCAGCTATTAAAAGTATCACGGGTAATATCGACGAGCTTAGGAGAATTGCCGCTCAAAGAAGGAGGGGCAACCTTTAAGCCTTCAAGCTTTAAGCGGGAAACGCAAGTCGGCGAAGTGCACGAAAACACCGGCTACGTAGAAACCCCGACCGCGGCGGAACTGTCATTGACGCTGAACGCCGCCATTGATCCGCAAGCGTTTGCAAATGTCTCCAACGATACGCTTACCATCATATTATCAGGCGGCAGTCAGCACTATATGCCGGCCGCGTGGGTAACGGAAGCAGTTGAGCTTTCTAAGGGAGAACTCAAAGTAGTATACAACTCGGCAAAAAGCCAGAAGTTGACATAAGGGAGGGGGAGAGAAACTATGGATGATATGATTGTACACCTTGAATACCCGATCACAAAAGGTGAGGTAACGATAGATCAGCTTGTTTTTGCAGGCAGACCGAAAGTAAAGCACATGATAGCCGGAGACAAATACCCGCGCGGTTCATACGAATACGAATGTGCCGTGATGGCTGCAATGACCGGTGTACCTGAAATTGTCATACAGGAAATGGACTATGAAGATTTTATACACGCCGATGCGGTTATGGGGCAGCGGTTCAATACTTTTTATGAAGTACAGCGAGCCTTGACAGAAAGCAACCCTCCCAAAGCGCCGCAGGAATAACGGAAGAAGAAGCGCTTGATATACTGCGGCGCATGGTCAGCGAATTGATGATACTCACTCCGGGTATGAGTTTTGAAACAATCCTTGAGTTTACGTGGAGTGAGTTGAAGCGATGGCATAGTTTAGCAATATGCACCTATAAAACGATACACGGGATACAATGAGTACAGGACTAAAAGCAGGCATTGAACTTTTCCTCAAAGATACTTTTTCTCCGGGGTTAAGCAAAGTTGCCGCTGCCGGAAAACAATTCGGCGCAGGATTTTTAAACACGGCAGCGACCGTCGATAAAGCGTTAAGCGGTATTACCGGCACCCTTGCGACAATCGGTGTTTCGATGGGAGCTGCGGCAACCATCAATAAGACGATTGACTTTGAAGATAAAATCGCCCGCATCGGTACGGTTGCTAAAATGTCTTCCGATGAAATGAAGCAATTTAAAAAAGAAGTTTTTGAAGCGGCGATGATGCCTGACATTAAAGTGAATCCAGATGAACTGGTCGCTGCCGTCGATATAATAAAAGACAAAACCGGCGACCTTGAGTTTGCCCGAGCAAACGTTCAGAATATTGGACGGGCAATGCAAGCATTCGGCGTTAGCGGCAGCGACATGGGCGGTATGATGGCGGAGTTTAATAAGCTTGGGTATAAAGCCGAAGAGGTTACCGACTTACTGGATGTCATGTATTCTCAAGGGAATAAGGGAGCCTTTACCGCTGCTGAGTTTGCAAAAAACGGCTCGGCTATTATATCTGCCTATAGTAAAATCGGTACGAGCAGTAAAGACCTTAAAAATGCGAATGCTGCTATGCAGATTCTAACGATGGGTGTAAAAGATCCGACTGCCGCCGTTACCGTACTTGAAAGTCTTATGCAGGAACTCGCTGACCCACAAAAACAAGAAAAACTTTCACAGCTTGGTAAGTCGCTCGGTATGAATTTGGATGTCCGCGATGCGAACGGTCAATTTAGAGACCTTACAGAATTAATGCCCGAAATCGTTAAAGCCGGAAACAAGCTTGAAAGTCTCGGCTTGAGTAAAGATGTATTCGGTATGATTTTCGGTGGCGTTGCAGTCCGCGGTCTTACAGCTTTTGACAACTTTGGCTATAAACTTGAAGGGTTATTGGATACCAGCGATGCGGTCGGCGCCGTTTCGGAAGCAGCCGCGGCAAATGCCTCCACATTAAAAAGTAATATTACCAATCTTCAAACAGCTTTTACCGCAGTCGCAAATGCAGGACTTGACGGACCGCTTCGCGCACTCACTTCTGTTCTCAACGAAATGGCAAAACATCCCGCCGTCCTTAAAGCAGTATTTAATGCGCTGATAGCCGGTATAGGCGGCGTTATGGCGATGAAAGGTATTGGCAAGGTCATCAACCTTGTTAATAGCTTTAAAGGCTTAAAGAGCGGAAAAATAGCGCTTGATCCTATCGGCGGCGGCGGTTCAGCGAGCGGTACACCTGTCTTTGTTACGAATATGGGACAAGGCGGTATGGATGCTTCCGGCAATACGGCAGACCCCGCACTGAGCGGCGGCAAGCCGGCGGGATCACGGCTCTCTTTTAAACAGGGTGCCGCTCTTGCAGGTGTTGCGGCCGTTCAAACAGCTCTTACCGCCATTCCTGCAATGCTCGGAGAATTAAACGACATCAATAATAATCCTGAATTAAAAGGAAAAGAAAAATCAAAGGCAAAAGGCGGCGCTGTTGGTGCGGCGGTCGGTTCTATCGGCGGAGCTGCAGCCGGAGCGTTGGCAGGGGCTGCAATCGGTTCGGTTGTACCGGTTATCGGTACGGCTATCGGCGGACTTGTCGGCGGCGCTATCGGTTGGTTTGGCGGAAAGCTCGGCCGCACGGTCGGAGAGAAGATTGGAGAAGCAGTCGGCAAGGATGAAGTCATTCCTGAAAGCGCCGCGGTGCGAGAAGAACTTGAAACGGTACAGCAACTGCCTGAAACACCGGTAACGGCAGAGCTTTCCGGCAATGCCGTTATGGACCTTAATATTAATCTTTCCGGTGAGCGGCCGACCGTTTCTGCAAAAGTGCAGCGGAACTCCACGCCGTTTCAGTATAATACCGGCCGCATTCAGGAAGCAAGGGAAGCGTTTTAAATGATCAATAACTGGGATGCCTCATTGCCGGCGCCTTTAAGTGAAAACTGGCGGATGGCGTATGGAGCGGTAAAAGGAGACGGGGACAATCGTTTTGCCTATCTTACAAGCGACACTCCGGCACAGACGAGCTATCAAGCACCGCATAAAGAAGCGGTTCCTTTTATTTATGAAAGCCTCAAGGTTTCAGGCGGCGCAAGCGTTGATACAGCCGAATATCCTTTTTATGGACTATGGTCTTCAATGTCGTTAAACGAAAAACCGCAAGCGATTACCGTTTCAGGCTTCATTCGCGGCGATGAGTACATTAAAAATCGCAATGCGCTTGTAGAAGCCGTGCGCATTACGACGACAGACGATGAACCGGGATATTTGACACTGCCGCTTTGGGGACGCTTTCCGGTCATCGTTATCGACTGGGATATCGAAGAGTCTGCAAAAGAACTCGGACAATGCAAGGTCTCTCTCACCTTTACCCGCGCAGGCTATCCGGTACAAAACCGCTGGGAATTTTCCGGCTCTCTGAGTAAAACGATTCAGGAAGCAGCGGATGCGGTGAAGAATGTTGCAGAAACCGCTTTTGTACAGTCTTTGAAAAACAACCTCGATGAGCAAACGCTCCTTAAATCGTTTAACCTGATGCGTGTTTCCGTGCTGCAAGCAGTTGGACGGATTCAAGGTGGCTTTCAAAAACTCAACGAGATAACGAATGCGGCCGCTCAAATCACTAATCTTATCGCACAGGGAATCCGCAGTCCTAAAACACTCGCGCTTGCGTTATTTGGTGTTGCCGGAAAGATGGTAGCAAGCGTGTTAGAGATAAAGAATGCATCGGAAGAAACAGCCGCATTTTTCAGGATTAAAAACAATGAAAAAAATCTGCTTTTCTGCCTGCTCCCAGCCGATAAGTATCAGTTGCCGGTCGAAGCGGTAACGGTTAAGCAGATTGCGACCAAGCAAGCGGCGGAAAACGTGTATAAAACAGTCGCGCTCTACACAGCGGCGCAGCTGTTACCGGAAATGCCTGAGCAATCGTATAACCGCACGGCAAATCTCTTTGCACTCTATGACCGGCTCGAAAAAAGTATTGACCTTAATGATCCGGCCGTATACGGCGCCGTACAGGAATTAAGGCAAGCGCTTTCTCAAGAACTTGCGGCAAAACAGCTTGCGCAAGAACTTTCTATCACATTAGGACGCGGCATGCCGCTTTTAGCCTTAGCGCAGTATCTCGGCGCAGAAGAACGAACCTTACGCGCATTAAACATCATTAAAGACTCTTTTGTCATACAAGGAGCTATCCGCTATGTCTAGCATTGTTATTAACGTTGCTCCGGCAGGGAGCGATAACTTTAAAAAACTGCAATGGAACAGGGTGCATATTAAAAAGTCGCTCGATGAAATATGCCACAGTCTTACACTTGAACTACCGATTAGTCAAAAAGACCTTCTTCATAAACACGATACGATAGAAGTCCGTTTTTATAATAAGCACATTACGCATAATAACGGAAACTTGCGCGTTGCCACCGTTCGTATTGACGAAATTACCGACACCACCGATTCAGGGCGCAAGTATATCACCGTTCTCGGACGCTCTCCCGCCCGCGATATTATCGATTCAACGTGGACGGGCAGTGCCGGTGGAGCCGATCTCTTGGCGGTCTCACAATCGATTGCTTCACGCTTTAATATTTTTGTACAGCACCTACCGACTGATCGAAATGATACGGAAACCGTTTCAGTCTTTGACTGGAACTGTGAATCGCCTTGGACGCAGCTGGTAAACGCAGCGGAGAATCAAGGCTATGTATTTACCTCAAATGAAGCAGGTGAATTATATCTGACAAAATCCGGACGGGATTCGAGTCAATGGCATTTTATTTTAGCGGAAGGGATGAATATCAAATCGGTAGAGACCACCGAATCGGGGGCGGAGCAGTTCCATGAATATATTGTCGTTTCAAGCGGGCTTGCAGGACGCGCCATCGATCCGCTTTGTAACAATAATCGTATTTTAACGCTCAACCTTTCGGATTTTAAGCTCGACCAAGAAAAGGCAAATCGTCGTGCGCAGATTGAATTATACCGGCGCAGAAGACGGACAACGACGGTAACGGTTTCCGGCTGGGGCTTAACCGATGCGCAAATCAAGAGCTTTGAAACGACAAATAAAAAAGAACTCTTCTTTAATCCGAATTTTTTAATCCCCGTTTACATACCTTCCGCCGGTCTTGACTGTACTATGATGATAAGCGAGGTTGAATATCGTGCAGAGCCTACTGTATTTGACTGTACCATCAGCCTTGTTAATCCTGAAGTATATATGGGAAAAGAGGGGGCTGTGTTTAAGGATAAAAAAAGCGGCTTAAAAGGGAAGCAAAAAACCGGCTTTAATGCATTTATTGAAGAAGTCGAACAGCGGCAAAAGGCTGCAAGGTAAGGCGCATGAAAATATCCGATCTTTATGCACGGTTGAGAAATCTCTTTAATGTCGGTATTTTCAAAAAGCGCGATAAGGAAACGGTTACGGTGCAAACCGAGTTCGGCCGTACACTCGAAGCGGCAGAAGTCTTTCCCTATGGGTTTATCGCAAAAGCTACAGAAGGAACGGCGCTCATATTCACTCAAGGGGGAAATGCCGGCTCCTTTCTGCTTTTGCCGATATGCTCTGCGGAAGGTGCTCCTGAGTTACAAGATGGGGATTCAGCCCTTTGGAGCAAAGACGGCGGCTTTGTCATTACCCGCTCCGATAAAACGGTTGAGCTGAACGGCACAGAACACGGCGGTCTTATCAAAATAGCGGAACTGAAAAAAGAGCTTGAAAAGACCAATGCCTTTTTAAAAGCCTTCGTACAGGTGTTACAGGTTCCGGTTACCGAAGCAGGAAACGGCGCTCCGTCAGCCTTTCAAGCGGCATTAAACGGGGCATTAAGCACCTTGCAACTTGCCGACTTTTCGCAGATTGAAAATACAAAAGTGCAGCACGGCGGCAGCTAAGAGATGGGTTCTTATGGATAACGGTAAAACGGTACGGCTTGAAAACTGGACGGATATACAGGAACTCGTCGCGATGAGTATCGGCACGGATAAAGGGCGTTGGTGGGCTGATCCTACTTTCGGCTCCGAATTATGGATACTCAAGGAAGAAGGAAAACTTGATAGTACCAGCGCCGGAAAGGTGCGCTCATATATCTTAGAGAGCCTTGCATGGCTTAAAACGGACGGCTTAGTCCGCTCGATTGAATGTACCGCCGAGCGCACCGGCAAGAATGAAATCCGCTATGTGGTAACTGTTGTCCAGCCTGACGGAAGCTCGGTATTTATAAAGGATGTATGGTATGGCATTGGTTAGAGAATCCTTACCGGTCTTACTCGACCGTATGTACAGCGCATATATGAGCCGCTTTAAGCCGCTCGATAAAACCGCCCGGCATAATTTGATTAGGGTTCTATCGGAAGTACAGGCGGGGATGTATCATCAGCTCCTTGGAGACCTGTCATTTTTAGCCGATCAGCTCTTTCCGGATACGGCAACCGGCGACTATTTGCGTATGCACTGGTCTGACCGGGTACCGCCTTTGTATGCCGTCGCTGCCATCGGACAAGCGGAAATTAAAGGCGTTACAGGAACGGCAGTACCGGCGGGACTTGTCTATACCTCCGCTTCCGGGAAGCGCTATTTTACCGATACTGCTTTCAAAATAGACAGCACCGGGAAAGCTATTATCTGGCTTCATGCCGAACAGGCAGGAGTCGCTTCCAATCTCGCTGCCGGAGAAAAGCTCAAACTTTCCTCAGCACTTCCCGTCGGTCTTTCCAGTGAAGCGGTGGTGCTCGGCGGCATCAAAGGCGGTGTTGATGCTGAAAGCGATGAAGAATACCTTTCACGGGTACTGCTTGCCCTACGCAACACTACCCGGTACGGCAAAATCGGAGACTTTGCCGCATGGGCGGTTGACTCCTCTGCTGATGTATCGAAAGCCTTTGAGTTTAAAAATTTCGGCGTATTCGGCGCTCTTTTGATACAGGTTATCTCAGGTGATCACTTTCACGGTATTTCACAGGTAGGGAACCTTTCAGTCGTTACCGCATACCTTGATTCCGTCGCTCCGCCGGTTCTGTATACGGTACGCACACCCTCCTTGCGCCCTATCGACATGACAATTACCTTACTTGCTACCGAAAGCAGTAGTGAAAATCATGAAGTTGTCGAAAACCGTCTTAAAACCTATCTAAACGCCTCAGCTCGTCCCGGTGTCCGGTACACAGAAGGCAGCTTCCGCGATGCGATTGTAGACGGGGTAAAAATCAGCTTTGCAAAGGTTGAACTTACCAACGGTTCATCCGGTGAATTTACCACGACCATACTGGAATATCCGGTCTGGGGGACGGTGCGCTTTGCCGTTAAGTAATCTCCTTCATACTCAAGCCGATTATGCGGCTGCTATTAAAAAGCTTTTTCCGCTCGGCGTGTACTGGGATGCACAGTTCGATGATCCGGAAAGCGACCTCTCTCAATGGGTCGAAGCTCAAGCAGAAGAACTCTATCGCTTCAAAAGCCGCTTCCCGCGTCTGATGCAGGAAGCCGCCCCCAAGACGGCAGATACCACCATAGACGACTGGGAGCGTGTCTTGCTCGGCTCGGTCTATCCACACTTACCGCTTGAAATGCGGCGCTCACTGCTTTTAACCAAACGGAGAGGATTTATAAACCGTTCAGTTTTGCAGGAAATGGCTTCACTGTACACGGCAACAATAAAGCGCGCTTATTATCCGTACCGCTCCGCTTTTTTCGCTCATACCCGTATCGGTATCAATAGAATGTGTTCTCCCGCATCTTTTTCCGTGTATTTCATTGAAGCGGAAATCAAAAACGCTGCGTTAAAAGCTGACTTTGAACGGGCAATGAAAGATGCGCTTTTAGCAAATATGATCATCTATTTTTTCTATACTTAGGAGGAAGTCCTTTATGGCTGGAATGTATCCTGATAATCAGGAACTTGATATCTTCGGTGAGAAAGTCCAATGGCCGGGTGTTGACTCATCCGGCAAATTCTCAAACGGCAGCTTCCAAAACCCGCTTGAAAAGCCAAGTTTTATCCCGGCGGAGACTATCAATCTTATTTTGGACAACCTGTCGGAGCTGATAACAAAACTCGGCGGTACACCGGATAACACCTCGACGGATCAACTTGCGAAGCTTATAAATATGGCTTCACAAGGCGACTATACAGACGAACATCCTGCGCAAGGTGTCGGGTTAGTCAAGACT